TACCAAAAAGGGATAACCACGTCCCCAATGAAGTGTCAGGCAGGGTTCTGGCATGAGATACATTGCTGTCCTTTCTGTGGAGAGAAACTGGCCTCTGGATTGTTGACGGTTGATGCCTGTCATACACTTGCTCTCAGAGAAGACACATTCCGTAGCTTGGAACCAAAAGGAGATGAAACATGTTAGCGATTGTGACGTCAGATCAAAGGCTTACTGAAGCGGATGCGGATCTCACGAAAGAAACGGTGCAAGAAGAGTTGAAGGCAGGCGGATTCGGAGCCAATCTTAAAGTGATGGTATTTGGGCACGGAGTAGATGTCACATTGATCAACGAGAAAGAAGAAGTCATATTCTCAACCATCAAAGGGGAGTGAGATGGCGTTGACTCGTGATCAGATAAGGCAATTGTCCATCGAGACAAGCATGGTTGCCGTCCAGAATGTGTCCTTTACGGGCCATTCTGGGTTGGTCACATTAAGAATGCACAACGGGATCATTCAGAGGGTGTGGTGTGGGACGCAAGACGGCTTGTTGTTATGGGTACAGGGGCAGCAATTGATACACCTTGTTCCTAATGCAGAATTGCCGCTGACGCATTGAGGAGGGATTCTCCAGACATGGTAAAGAGAATAGAGACTATCGAAGTCAGTCCTGGCATTGTAGAGCACCGTGAGGCGAGTGGAGTTCTGACGAGCGACCGCAAACTATCCACGGATGACATAGCGAGAATCCGAGCAGCGTGGAATGAAGCTCACTGTGCGACAGACCTTCGCACACAGAAACGTCACTTGCGGACACTGAAGCGAATCTTGAGACGTAAGCACGTGAAGAAAGTTGACTGGACGAAGCCATTCTTAACGATATGAGGAGGTGATTGCTATGCCTAATGGAACGCTCACTCCGGGCTACCAGCACCAACCGTGGGCTGCGCATACGGTAATCACGCACAGTTGACGTAATCTGAGAACTATTACCAGGGTAGCTTGGAAAGAGCAATCGGCGCGGTGGCACGTTGAGCGTATACCCGCAAGACACGTTGCTTCATATACGCGTTCGGGATTAAGAAGCAGATGGGTAGGTATAGCCATTGCAATCTCAGTAAAGGTGCGAAACATCCGAACGAACTAGGAATGCTGATATGATAGATGAGTAGGCTATTGACATAAGAGGCAGAATACTGTAGGTTGTAGTTGAGCAAGTATACGAAGGCTCCTAGGCGAACAAAACGTTCGTCGAGGAGTCTCTTTATTTATAGGAGGCAAAATGTCTGATACAGCGACGACTACCCCGGCAGAAATAGGCGATCACATATCTTACCACCAGTCATCGAAACCACGGGCGATGTCGTCGACATTCGTTGCAGACGATACCGATTTCCACGTCATGGAAGTAGATATGAGCGTGAATGGTGGATTTACCTACGGCGCAACGAATCCCAGTAACCAAATCCTGACGATCACTCTCTACGGAGCATTCGAATCCGGCTTAGATCCAGAAACTTCTGGCGCGGTATTCCCAATTGATACTACTGGATTCACTGTTCCTGCGGGTGAATCAGAGTACACGACCACAACCGATAAATTCCCATTTTATCTCATCAGATGCACATTCGCTGTAGTTCCTGACGGCGCAACCGTGACGATCAAAACCTGCAGTTGGGAAACGAACTAGGGAGGAGATATGGCTGGCTTCGGAGCGGTAGGTAAATCGGCACAGAATCTAGGGTATCTCATGGCGACTTATCAAGGGAATGCAGCAACTGGCGCGATCCACTGGCATTGTAAGTGGGAACAACTGTCTGACGAAGGACGTGTTACGGAAGCATAGGAGGTGCCTGTGAAGTCGACAGCGCTCACACGGTTCAAGATGAAGAAGCAACTGGTGAGAGTGTGGAAGCGGATCAAATCATGGGCACTGAAGGTACTGGACGCAATGACAAACGTTGAAATCTGAAGAGGTGAACATGACTGAGAACTTGATGGAGACTGTAGCAGAGAGCATGACGGCGCATATCTTCCATGAGCAGATTCAGCTTATGAAAGACACGCTCGACCGCGGACTGATGATATATCAGGGCGATAAGACAAATCGCGGGTACAGGCACTACAAGCAGGAGACGATGAGAACGTTCCATGCGTTCATCGATGCCTTCTGGGGAACACTGCTCAAGGATGGATTGATCGAGGTATGCCAGTGCGGGGCTCCGACGCGACGGTGGAGCGAATGTCCGTGCTGCGGCGGTTCAGGGTTCAAGGTGGTAGAAGAGGAGGACTCTAGTGGCAGGCTTCATGAAAGCACTGGATAGGGCATTAGGCACCCCCGTCAAAGAAGCGGCGGAGATGACCCCCAGCCGATTAGTTAGAGCCGAGCGCCCGAGCTACAACGACGGGCGCGTTACTCGTCCTGCTGGCCTCCAGAATATCTTCAACGCTTTCAAAGAGGATCCTGCTGTCTTTACCGCGATTGAACGGATCGGATGCTCCATCGCAGATATTCCCTTCGTCATGATTGAAGCTGACCAGGCTAAGGAGGATCGGAAGTTCTTCAGCGCACGCCACTTCCACGCAGCATCTCGTTCGAAAACGTATGCTGGCGTGATGGAGAAATGGGCGGCGATCGAAGGCGGACGAGTGATCAGGCAAGATCCCATCCTCGATATGCTTGCTAACCCCTGTCCCTCTGCGGGCGTGTCGGGGAACCTCCTTAAACAGGCAATATCAGCCTACATGGAACTGACTGGGATGGCTTACGTTGAGAAGCTCTACGACCCCTCTGACGCCACCAAGGTCACTGGTCTGTGGCCGCTGATCAACCCTCTCAAGATGCAAGTGGTCGCTGGGACAACGCGACTCATTGATGGCTTTGTGTGGACTGGTTCGAAGGGTGCCGTCGTCTTCAAGCCAGAGGATATTGTTTACTTCCGTAGCTTCAATCCAGAGTCTCCGTACTACGGGTACTCCCCTACACAGGTGTTGCGTGTGATTATCGGAACCGATCTAAAGGCCATTAACTGGAATTATATTTTCTTCCAGGAGAATGCACGACCAGAAGGCATCCTTTCTTCCGATCAGTATCTCAACGAAGGAGATGCCGAGATGATCATGCAAAGCTGGCTAGACTCTCATCAAGGTGAGGAGAATTGGCACAAACCTGCGATCCTTGGAAAAGGAATAAAGTGGCTTCCAACTGGTAGCTCGCATAAGGACATGGATTTTAGAAATCTACGCTTGGGCACACAAGAAGAAGTGTGGGGGACTTACGGGATGCCGCCGATTGTCGGAGGTAACTACAAAGATGCAAATAGAGCATCTTCTGAGATAATGTATAAGCTCTATTACGAGAACGGAATACTCCCGAGATGCGACATCATGGAGGACGTGATTAACCTATCGTTGGTCCCACAGGGCGATGGTAGGCGTATTGTGTTCGATCTTGGTGCTATCGAAGCGTTGAAGGGAGATCTACTCAACCTCGCCAAGGTTGGAGCGCGTGTACGAACGCAGGGTTGGAGCGCCAACGAAATGAGAGCATTGATTTGGAACCTTCCTATTGCTACAGGGGCGGACTGCAACGCTATCTATAACCCTAAAGGTGACGAAGTAATTGGATACGCACCTAATCCATCAGAGACTGGAGAGGTGTCCTCCTAATGAAGATGACGCCAGAGAAGTTGGAACAGGCGAAGAAGCTGAGAGATTCAGGAATGTTCTACCGTGAGATAGGCGAGGTCTTGGGCGTGGGGTATGGCGTTGTGCAATACAACTTAGCCTCTGGAGCGAAGGATAAAAAGGCAACGTACCACGCAGCGCATAGCGAAAAGACAAAAGCATACAACGCTGCCTATGTAGCTTCGCACAAGGAAGAGAACGCTGCATATCTCGCAGCGAACAAAGAGCGGTTCACGCAATACAGGAAGGATTTTTATCGCGCTCATAAGGATGAAAGTAGGGCATACGATGTTGCGAACAAAGAAGCAATAGCAGCCCGCAAAGCAGATTATTATTTAGCTAATCGTGAGACGATATTAGCCACATGCAAGGTTTATCGAGAAACGCACCTTCCAGAAATGGCGGCTAAGTCAGCCGTCCGCAGGGCATTGATCGCAGGAACAATGATCGGAATTTCGATCGAACAAAAAGCGCAGATTGACGAGATCTATAGAAAAGCGGCAGAGGAGCCCAACATCCGGTGCTATTTGTGCAACGAACTCATACCACTCGGATCTAGGCAGGTGGACCATGTGCGAGCTGTTACGAACGGTGGACCAACCAGACCTTCTAATTTGGCGGTCACGTGTCGTAAATGCAATTTGAGTAAAGGCAGTAAGACGTTGGAAGAGATGGGGCTTTTGCTCTAGATAGAAGGACATATTGCTATTACAGCATATAGGGTAGGTGAGCAGCATGGCTACAGCACTGACAGCTAGTGATTATCGAGTCTATTGGGTTGCGAGCGACTGTGTTACAGTAATCGGTGGGATCACCGATGCTGGTGTATTAGAAACACTTCTAGGATTTAACATTGATGTTGACTTCAGTACAGGGCGTGCGATAACAGTCGACATAGATGTCCCATTGGCGAGTGACACGTATGTATACGGTTTGGACATTGATTTACAGCAAACTGCTGCATACGCTGGCACATGGTCAACAAGTGGCGGACTGATTGGTACTCGATCCGACGTACATGTTGATATGCAGATTACCGACGTTTACGCAGGCTATTTCAATGTCTACATTGATCCTGCAGCGACATGCACGGTCAACGATGCAGTTGGAGTATTGGCGAATGTAACGCTAATTGGTCCGTTTACACAGGGTGCTGCGACGAGTTCGATCGCCGCGCTGAAGGGCATGATCAGCAACACGAGTACGGGCGCCTATGACGGACAGGTATTCAACGTGATGTTGAGCTATGGGTCGAACGTGAACTACGGTGACGACACGGCTCTTATCATGGGATACACGCACGCTGATGCACGTTGTGACTACGGGTTCTACTTGAAGAACTACAGCCCGTACATGGCAGCGGGGATCTACATCACTGAGGTCGCAGGTGCGAGTCCTGCGATGACGTATGGGATCCACATCGATGCGGATTGTGGCACTGCACTGCAGATTGGTGCGAGCGGTGTTCCGTCCGGCGACGTCATTTGGTACGGGACTACGGCAGGCCATCTTGTGTGGTTTGACGAAGACGGCGACACGAACGGTGCTGTCTACATTGGTGCTGACACGAAGGGATTGATGTTCAATCTGTACGGCGACGTGACGGGTTGCGGAGTCTTCTGGGATCCTTCCACTGACACGAATGGAACGCTCTCTGTCGGCGCAACTGGCGGCAGCAAGGGTGTCGACATGTTCTGGTACGGTGCTACTGCTAGTGCGACGATGCAGTGGGATCAAGGAACTGACGACCTTCTGTTTGCAGGAGCAGCGTCTATCAAGGTCTCTGGAGCAACCACTATCGGTCTTGAGATCTCTGGCGGTGCGACAGGTATTAGCATTGGAGCTTGTACTGGAGCGGGGATTGCTTTCACTGGTGCATCTGGAACAGGTCTTGATACCGGAGTGATTCTTGTGGCTGCTGATCAAGCAGGTGCGCCTCTCGCTTTCGGAAGCAATGCTGTCAATGTTGCCGTCGAACGTATCGATGTTACATGTCAGCAAACTGCTGGTAGTACATTCCTGGGTCAGTACCTGACTATAGCGACTTCAGGCGATTTTGCTACCACCTCGTTTATTCAGGGTATCCTATCCTCGATCACTGTGGCTCATCAGGCACAAGAGGTTTATGGTGTACGAGGTAGTATCTCGATCACTGCTGCACAAACTGGCGATACCAGCAATCAGTTTATCGGCTTGTATGGTGCTGTCTCTGTGGATGCAAGTCTAGCTTTGGCTCTTGCCGCTACTGGCGGCATTTATGGTGTCTTTGGTTCAGTGGCGATTGGTGCTGGCGGATCTTGTGACCAACCGATGCAGGCTGGTTACTTTGAGACGACTGGTATTAAGTCGAACATTGCTGGCGAGACATCTGTTATGAAG